GTCGTTGCCTTGTTTGGTGATGATAATGTTTTCGCTGTTTCTCTAGATTTTGACTTAATGTTAGATGAGAAATACGTTACTGATAGGTTATATCAATTTCATGGATTAGTTCTTAAGGAGTTTAAGATTGGGTTAAACTTACCTGTTTCCCAGCTTAGTTTTTTAGGATTTCAGTTTTATTATTCTCAGGAAAATCGATGTTGGTTGCCTAAATGGTCTATAGATCGTCTTTTGTCTCCTTTATTTTATACTTACAAAAGAACTCAACCATATCAATTTTTGTCGCTTTGTTTTTCTATGTATCTTATGCTCTTCCCTCATAAAGAGGTATGGAATGAGTATCGTGTTACTTATACGAAAATATTGCAGTATTACTCCACAAACGGTCTCTTTGGAGCCGGCCATCCTACGATTAAAGCTATTGTTTGTTTAGGTGCTCTTAGTCCTCAAACAATTTTGACTATGTATATGGGATACGAATGTGGATTTCAGTTGGCATTGGAGGCGGATGGGCCAATTGTTAAGATTGTGATGCAAACACAATCTGTAGACGATTCGAATAATGAAAGAAAAGAAATGTTCCGAAATAATTTACAATATAATTATCCTGGTACTGCTCCTTCGTGGAGGCAGATACGTAAGATTAAACATACTGATTCAGGTTATTCTGTAGTTACTCCCGATCATACTGTTTTTAATAATGCTTGTACTCGAGGATTTATGTCTTGTGCTCAGGATCCTTTGGAGTGGGACACAATATGCAAAAAAAATTGTGAAGTAACTTGTAAAGGTTTGATGAATTTAATACCACTTGTTGAAGCTGAAACTGAAGCTCAGACTACTGCTAGATTGTCTTGTGGTTTTAAAGAAGGTGGGTATAGCCCTTATGGAAATCAGCATATGATAAAGAGAGGACAGCAATCTGCTTTATCGTTTTTCCCACCGACCTACACCTCTAATACTGATGGAACTGTTACTTGTATGATGAGAACTGCTGGTTATGAAAATGTAGTGTTAAGTGAAACTGGAGATACCCAACTCGATACTTTTTCGAGCGTTTTAGCTCAAGCTACAAATCTCATCGATTCTACTTTTGTTCCTCCTAGTGAGTTGGAGATTAGATATGAGTATATTCGGGACATCACAAAGTCCAAAGAAGAAGATGAGGTCAAACGTATTGACGTTCAGTTACGAGACATGTATCGACCCTCTTATCTTAGAGACTTTATTAAGGATCAAACACCATCAAATGATGATTGTCCCCGCGAAAATAAAGTTGTAAGACCTGGCTCTTTTAATGCTAATGGAAACCAACAGTTTCCTCGACATTTAGGTCATAAAATTCAGTTGCAAGGAGTCTTTAATCCTTATGGAAATGGTCAACCAAAGACTTACAATAATAGACAGAGAAGACGTCCTGCTCAAACAGTCGGACCTCCTTCAACTATAAAACAAGCAGAGAAGAGAATTCTCAAAGATGTTAAGATGGAGATAGATACGCCTAAACGGGTTCCTCTCCCTAACAAAAAAAATGAAAAGAAAAATCCCTGGGCCGAAAGACCGAACATGAATTCCCAGTTGCCTATGAGTATTCCTCGTGGTATGGGTCGAACTAGACTCAGCCCTTGTGCTGAGCTATATGCTCGATGGCTTATTGATCCTTTTATAGGTATTGATGGTTATCATCCGAGAGCAAAGGTTTCTAAAGAGTGTTTGCAAATGGAACTTCCTTGTGTTCCAGCTTTTCCCCCTATTGATTCTAGAAAGATATCTATAGTGACTCGAGGATCTTTTCAAACTGGTGCTAATGGTGGAGGTGCTATAATGTTCGCTTTTATGCGTTTACCTAATGATTACTCCCCTACTTATAACACCAATTGCCCTATATTGCTTACAAATACAGCCTATACAGGAGATGGAACCTCCTTTCCTGTTGTTGATTCCTGGACTACTTTAGTTCCTGGAACCGGTTGTGCGATGGTTAATAATGCTAGTGACATAACAAGTGCCCAGATGGTGGTCACTTCCTCCCCTGTCCAAGACAATAACGGATATAAAATGCGTTTAGTCTGTGCTGGAGGTAGAGTTTGGTATAATGGACCTTTAATGAATATGAGTGGAACTTATATCTCATGTTCTATGCCTGATCACTCTAGTTTGAATGGTCAAACTATTCAGCTTTTGTCAGCCTTGCCAGCTTTCGTAGAGCAACCAATTCAAGCAAATAAAAAACATCAAGTTACTTGGCAACCTGTTTGGGGAGCGGATTATGAATATCTCTCCGATGGAATAGTTAATGCTGGCATTATAGCCTTACAAACTGTTAACCAACTTCAGGGCCAATTTCAATTGAATCACTCGTCTGGTATCTCCATAACTGGAGGACCTGCTAATACATCTTTTATGTTCGAGATGACTCAAGTTGTCGAACTGATTGGACAATCTGTTACTTCGAAGACAAAATCTCAGTCAGATCCAAATGGTTTAGCTTCTGTTGCAAATGTTGTGAATCCCACGACTTCAACTACACTTCAAAAGAATGTAGGTAAGGTGGAATCTCTTATAGAGCAGGAGCCTATGACAATAAATGGGCTCGCCGATGTTGCGCAAAAAGGTCTACAGACCTTTGAAAAACTGGCGCCCCTGTTTTTTATTTAACCAACCAGAAAAATTTTAATAAATACTACGTGCGGATCGTGGTAGTGTT